TTGTATATTCGTCAATAGACTTATATATTGGGAAGGTTATGGTGATGGTGACAAAGTGTCTAAAAAGGCATTTAAAATACCTCCCGATTTACTTTTTAAATATAGTAAGGAGTTCATATGAGCGACCCAATTAATCCTGACCATTATAAAAGAGGTGGTCTTGAAACCATAGAAATAATGAGAAAGAAACTTACACCGGAAGAATTTAGGGGTAAGTGTAAAGGTGACCAGTATAAATATCTTGATCGAAGAGGTTATAAAGTAGAGAAAGATGTTGATGAAGAAACTTGGTTAAAAAATTGCATACAGGAATGTAATAAACAAAACTGGTATTGTGATGCAGAAAAACAATCTTATCAAGATAGACTAAATGAGATACTTGAACAAAAAGCAAGAAGAATTGGATCTCCTGTAACTGATGAATGGATAGAAGATCCACTGCATGACGAAGATTAAAACATACGGGCAGGTATGCCACATTTGTAAAAAATCTGCAAAGATATATTATAAGAAAAAATGGTATTGTGCCATTAACTTTTGGATGGAAGGATTTTGCCGTAATGACTCGAAAACTGATAATTGATGGTCAACATTTTGATGTTAATTTTTTTTCACAAAAAGATGGAACTATTCGAGTTGAGGTAAGTCATAGTATTACAGGCAAACATTATAAGATGTTTCCTGATAATTTAATAAACTTTGAGGAGAGTTAAGTATGAACAAAAAATTATTAACAGGTGTATTACACGTTATCCCAACAATGGTAGTTACATTGTTAGTGTGCGTTTTTATTATCTCACCTGCTTTTGCAGGCGATACAGTTACTATTGTTGATCCATCAGGTGATATTCAGATTTGCAAGGTAACAGAAAGTGGTGCTATTGTTTGTCTTTAATGACCAACTGCGCACACGATTATAAAGAATATATAAACACAATATAAACCAAAGAACACTGGCAGGTAGTCGACAATCAAGTCAATATACTTAGTCAGTGTTTTTTTTATTTTGTTTTCCATATCCATTGTAACCAGTATTTAAGTTCCTCTATTCGTTTTTCGTCTTTAAGTTTATGTAACCATGCCCTGCGTTGATCTAGTGGTTTTTTGCTTAGATTGAGTGCTTCGCAGTATCGTTGATACTTAGGTGAGTAGTTATCTGTTATTGTGCCGTCAGGCAGTTCTATATCTTTAATCATCAAACTCCGGGACATCTGCATAGATGCTATCGCATATAATTTCAACACTCATGCCATTGGATAAGAAAATTGTTATTGTATCTTCCCCAAAAGTAACAGTAACATCTTCGATTGTTTTACCAATCATATATTCTGCTATTTCATCTATATCCATGATTCCTACCTTATGCTGATAATTGAGTCTGATTTTCTTTTTTCTTTTATTGATTTGTTGCTTCTGCTCCATGATCCACAGTCCATACACCTATATTGTTGATATGTTTGAGTGTTCGTTTTTTTAAATCCACGTTTGTGAATATGGGAACTACCGCAGGTAGGGCAAACATTGACTTCACTAAATTCGTTATAGTTAATGTATCCACCTAACCATGACTCTAATTTATTATACAGTAATTCTAATAACAAAGTATCTTGCTCATTATATTCCTGCATAATTTGCCTGGCATCTGCATCTTTCTTTTCCACTGCGTTCCACAGATCCATGCCTGAGTGCTTTAACTTCTCTCCAATGCCAAGTTCTTGCGCAATATTGTCAAGTTTGTTAGAAATAAATCTAAAGTTTCTTTTAACAACTCGTAGTAGGTCGAGTTGTCTATACGGACTAGGAGGTGGCATACCTAATAATAAAAATGACCTGTTAATCTCTTTTATATCAAATGCCTGACCATTGTAGTGGCAAACAATGTCTGCTTCATCTAACAGTTTCCATATATGTTTAACCATTTGACGATGCGTAGAAGTCCAGTCTGAATCAAAGATAACCTCATTATTATCTTTCCATTTAGCAGACCAACAAATCATCTTACCACGACTGATAATCTGATTTAAACTAGCAGTAATATCTCTTATTCCCCATGCCGATATAACTGATGCTTTTGTTTCTATATCTATAAATAGAATTTTCATGTTATATGTTTGAAGAACAATTCTGCTTCTTTTGCCCTTCTTCTTTCTAGTCCTCTAAGTATCTTACCGCCTGCACGTCTATATAGCAACAATGTGTCTATTGCTCGCTCTTCGTCTCCACGCAATAATGCAGACCTTACAGTCGATCTTTGTAGTGTCCCCAAACCAAGATTAAAACTAAAAGAAACCAAAGCATCGAACTGATTTTGTCTAAGTGGCACAGAAGGTAACAAACGATGTATGCCACGCTCGAATCGCTGTAAATCATGTCGTAAAAGATCATCTACTTCCTTTTCGCTCCATTTTCTATCATCCTCTTTATGTAATGAGAATGTCTTTCTTTCGTGTAATTTGAGTCTATTTTGTTTTGGATAGAGGACATGACCATAACCGACAGTCCATAAATTAGCAGGGCATAAATAAGGATTGAAATGACAACCTTCAAAATGCTTGATAAGTTTAATTCCTTCATCGCTTGTTTTCACACAAATAACCCTATAATTAAATGTAATATTAATCCAATTAAAAACAGCAATGTTATAAGCATTGCTTTTTCATCAGGTGTCACTTACGTTTATCCCAATGTCTGCTACCAAACCAAAAACCAATGATTGATGCTACGATTGCCATCTCTTCATCAGAGAATACTAACTCCATTGCAGTAGCAAAATCTACACCACTTTTAATTGCCCATATCATTCCGACAACATCAGTAAATAATAAGAGAAAAACAAAAATATAGGTGATAATGGGGCGAACACTAGCACGGAGATTAAGAACCCAAGTAGACGCATTTTGCGACATTTGCGCATCATGCTCATAAAGTGCGACTCTTTCTTTCGCATATGTTTCCATCTCCACTTGATCTGTTCTAAACTCTTCTATGCGTTCTTGACTAGCAAAACCTTTTTCTGCCATTGCAAGACTACGCTCCATGTCTAACCTTGCCATTTGTTGCTCGTGCTTTTGATCTCCTTTTTGTTTAAAGAAGTCTAATACACTTGGTAAACCACTCGTTGCAAATCCTAATATCCCGGACAGTATGCTTAACATTCAATACTCCTATATTTCGTTTTCATCAAAACCTAGTTCATCTGCTATATGTTTTCTTAACTCTTTAAAGTGTTTGTCATGTCTTAAATAAGACTTTCCATATAAGTGGTTAGTCATATGTATGATTTCATGCAACATCGACTTAATCACACTTGTTAAGAATCTATGTCGTTGCGGACATATACCTATTGTGTCAGGGTCAGGTGTGTAAGATGCCATACATTCCTGATCCATATCAAGTAACTCAAATTCAACTTCATGTGATGGTGGCAACCCTACACCTCGAAGTGTGTGTGTAGTAATTAACATCTCATATATTGATCTTAAAGTTTTGACATCTAACTTCATCTTCTATCTAATGGGTTTGTAGTAGCACGTTTAATTACTTCTAGTTTATCATTTAATGCTTCTAATTTTGTATCCACTTCACTTTGAACTGCTTTAGAGATTGCTTCTGTTTCTCTGCTTGTTGCCTTGCTTAATGCTATAGATTCTTTAGATAGTGCGTATGCTTCGCTTGCCTTTTCTTGTAATCTAATATTTGAATTTAATGACTCTACTTGTCTTTCTTTAACTGAACTTAATTGTATCTGTAATTCATTAATATCTTTTTTAATACTACTTAACCCCTTACTTGCTTCTATTGTTTCATTCATTTTGATATAGAAACTCGTTGCGCTGTAACCTATCCCAAGCACGATTGGTGCTACGACTATAATAATCCTCGCTATCGCCTTGCTTGATAAAGTCAATGATATTGGTTTCAAGTCTTTTAAACTCATCTGTGAATTCCTGTTCTAATGAAAATGGTTGAGGTATTGGTAATTGAGCAAACCCAAATGGGTTTTGTGATAAAGTTAAAGGTGATAATACAACACCAAATCCAGGAAGAATCTCATGAGTATCATTTTCGACATCATCTTTATTCTCTTTAGACTTTTTATTATTCCTATTCTCTTTTGTTGTTTTTACTTCTTCTTTGCT